TCTTTTTGCCATGCCAGTTTACGTGTGATCTTTGTCAATCCGATTGTCTCGCCTTCGCCAACCTGTTCAGGTGCGTTCTCCTTAGTCAGCTTATATGACTTGATCAATGTGCCGTTGGCCATTGGCGTCAATTGATTGATGCCTAGCACCTTGCGCAATTCATTGATGTTTGTAGCAATTCTTGAAGTGTAGTCAACCGAGATGGCTGGATCGACGTCCTTAGCTGCTGTGATGTTTGTTTCTGCAAATAGCTGCAAGTTGATTGGTTTTCTCATGTGTTTCTCCTATCTGAATAGATTCATGTTCTCGCGGATAAGACGCTGGCGCTCAATCGGGTCGCTGACCTTCATGATGTCCTCCTTCGTCACGCCTCCGTTAGAACCTCCGCGCTTGAAAGAGTTTCCTTTCAAAGCGTCCTTGACTGCCTTTTCGACCTCGCCCTTGAAAAGCTCGATAAAGGATTCAACGGCTTCTTTTGTGGTATCGGCATCCGATGTGATGATGCTTGCAAGAATGTCATCGCTCACATTCACGTTGGCTTCCGCACACATCTTGCGTGCTTCCTTGGCCATGTCTGCACGTGCTTTTTCAGCGAGCAATTCATCAAGCTGCTTCTGCAGCTTGTTGCGTTCATGCTCGGCTTTTTGCTGGGCATTCATCTTTGCTAGCTTCTTTGCTTCTTCCTCATTATCTTTTGCCTGTTTTTCCCACTTTGCCTTCTTCTCCTGGATGATGCGGTCAAGGTCCTCGTCCGTGTACTTTGGCTGAGATTTATTTTCCCCTTTATCGTCGTCTCCTCCAGTTGTATTGTTTTGCCCTGGATCATTATTGCCAGGATCTTGTCCATTATCTCCTTCGGCGAAAAGCTGCAAGTCAAATAAATATTTCTTCATATGTGATTTTCCTCCATAGTTTTGAGACTCAATGCTTGTCTTCCATAGCTTTTTGTGTCGTTCCATGCCTGGACCCATGGCTTTTAGTGTCTTCAATGCTCGGACATGAATAAAGGGAAGCCTAATTCATCAGCTTCCCTTTTGTTCCCATTGGAACAGTCTTGTATCCACTGCCAAGTTATCGGGATAGGCGCTCTCTATTGCCTTCATTCCCACGAGAAATGAGCGCAGGAGCGTCTTTCCTTCATTGGAAAGTGAACTGGCCTCTATGCTTGCATTTCCTCCTGTGAGCGAATATTTCACGTTCTCGTTAGTCACCTCATCAAGCGAGAACGCAAGCGTCTGGACAAGCGCCGATACGGCCGAGCATACGATATCCTTTCCATGCTCGTCATATCCTGCATGTCCCGTGCAGCTGACAAGGAGACGGCCGTCGCTCCATGTCTCTATGCACGCCCTTATCATTGTGCCTCCCTGTGCCTGCTCCTGTATCTCATGAGCGCCTTTGGCTTCTTCTCCTTAGGAGGGGGCACGTAGTCCTCATATCTTTCATGCGTGAGTCGACCGCATATCATGCACATGTAGGTTACATTCCTGACCATGACGCCTCTCTCAGCGTCGTAGCGTGATTTGATTCCGTACTCGAAGTACTGATGGTGATGTGGCTTTAGTCCCTGTGACATGAGTTTCTCCTTTCGCTGCACAAAAAAGGACAGCCTCATGCTGCCCTGTGCGTATTATGTTTTGTCTATCAGCTGTCATGCTGAACGTTCTAGATCATAGGCACGATGTCCTTGATGTCATTGAGAGCTTCAGCAACCTTCTTCATCATCGAATTCTCATGAAGATATTCAACTCCCTCAAAGGTTATGCCTATGCCGTCAAAGTTCACGACCCTTCCGGTTCCCTTCGTGCTTCGGCACATCACGCCATCAACGTATCCCTTCTTCTGCATCTCCATTACGATGTCAATCCAGTAGGAATACGGGATGCCGAATCTTTCATGGCTGATGTCATCCCTGCACACCATCACGCCCTTCTTCTTGCACTCATAGAGCTCCTTCAGGATGCAGTAGATTATCCTGAACATATCATCACTTGCCATGCTCATTCCTCCTTCAAGCATAAAAGCCACCATGGCGGTGACTTTTAATCGTAAAATATATATCTGTTTTTTTCTATTCTTTCACGGATTGCATCAGCGTCATACCCGTACTTGATTTCCAGGTAGTCCTTCTTATCGGCTAAGCTTTTATCCAGCAAAGCCTCATACTCGTCGCTTTCTTCCTGCGGACCAAACAATACAGCTCTAGGCATGTCAGGGTTATAGCCAAACATATCAGCAAAAGCATGTCGTTTTTCGTTCACCCTTGAAAAAGATTTTAGAAATTTCATTTTGGCTTCCTCCTTTTAAGCATCTCCTCAACGTAATTATAGCTTTCAGGAAACGTGCTTTCAAGAATTTTCCTTCTTTCCGAGTCAAACTGTGCTTCAATGAAATGTGCAAAAAACTCGCTGGTTATATGTGATTTAATTTTCCAGTAGTCTTGTTTAATCCTCTATTTCTTGCATTAAAAAAGCGCGATATAAATCGTGCTCAAGATTCTATATAGAATTCACTGAAATCAACCTTATTAGCGTGAACCAGTTTTAAAAATTCTTCTTTTTCTTTTTGCGACATTGCGTCTATTTTATTTGAGAATTTGATTAAATCAAAACGGTCATCACAGATATATTCATCTTGTTTTGAATCTTTACTCATAATATTCACCTCTATAAAACTTTAAACACAAATTTATGCATTCTCGCTAATTCTTCCATAGCTGATTCATTTTTTAGCTTTACATCAGTATAATATCTTGATTTTAGGTATGCAATAGTAAAATCATTTTCACTAAGTTTTATATCTGGTTTTGTATAAAAATAAATGCTTCCATCGTGTCCAACAACCAATCCAGAAGCATTTTCATGATTTAATAATTCATTTAAATCAGCTAAGCTTGGAATCAATCCATTAGGATGATTATGTATAAACAAAACATTTGCTCCATTTGCTTCTGCTCTTTCAACATCCTCAATGAATTTTTTTGTTCTCTTAACACCTTGGATATAATTTTGATTTACTATTCTAGAAATATCTTTTCCCGTTTTTAAATCAATTGCATAAATTTCTTCTGTCATTGTGCCATCTCTATGTTTTAATGCCTGCCTTGCACGTTGTGCAGCCAATTCATTTGCTTTGGTATTTTCAGATAATTTACTAAATCTTTGCGAATATTCTTTAGACTTCACAATTTTCCAATTAACGGCATTAGGCATTCCTTTTTTCGTTCTCAGACCTTCCTCTCTTGCTATGTTTTCATGCTCAATCCAGTCATTGTAGCTCATATGGTGCTGATCGTAGGAGTCAAGCCACTCGTAGTACTTCTTCTCGTCAATGTACGGAGCAGTCGAGCAGTGGCAGTTTGGGTGCATGGGAGGGGCGTTGACGCCAGGCATGATCTTCTTCACGCTGAACACCTTTCCGTCCATCTTCTTGCACACCTCGCACACGTCAGAGCCGCCGCAGGCTATGTACTTGTACTCTCCGAAGCCGTTCTCCTCGTACTCGCGCATCTGTGCATCGGTTCTCGCCCTTGCCATCTCGGTGCGCATCAGCCTCTCGGCATCCGACTTCTTGACCTTGAACTTCCTTCTTAGCTCCCTTGCAAGCACCCTCGGGTTCTTTCCCTGGATAAGCCCGACCTGGATGAGGCTGTTGATGTCATTTCTCAGTAGGTCCTGGTGCATCCATATCCTGTCGCTGAATGTCGCGTTGTGGAAGGATGCATTTACGATCACATGGGCAGTCTTCGCATTGTTGATGACCGTCTTCCCGAGGATGCCGGCCTGCCGTCTCAGCTCGTCCTCCGTTGCGTCACCAATCTTCTCCTCCATGAACCTCTCAAGCTCGTCATGCCCGCTTACGAGCTCAAGCCCGATGTTCGCCTTGAGAAGCTCGAGGCGGTTGACCTTCATCGTGAGGTTGTAGAGCCTCATCTCCTCGTTAGCCTTTGCTGAGAAGTTCCTCTCATCGACATACCTCTCGGCCTTCCTTGCATACCTCTCGATGTCAAGGCTCGCAGCACGCTTCCTGGCCTCGGCCATGGTTATGCCCTCAGCGCTCGCATACTTCGCATAGAAGCTGTTTATCTGCTCCTCAATGCTGTCAAGCATTGACTCATAGATCCTGTTTATCTCCCTGGCATATTCCCTTTCGTCGGTGATGTTGTGGGCACGCTGTGCCTCCTCCCTTCTTCTCCAGTAATCGGCGCTACTGCTCATTGCTGCCTGCCTTTACTGACGGGTATACGGGATTGCTTCCATAGAAGCGATTAACGACCGCATCATTGCTTTCGCGCTGCTCCTCATCGATTCGCTCGATTTCTTTTTGCGGATCATCAACGATCGACAAGACGGACAGCTGCGTTGGCTGTGACACTATGCCGGAAAGGTTCTGTGCAATCTGCGTCTCCTCGAGGATGTTCTGTGGGAGGTTGCGCGTATAGTGGTAGCTCAGCCCGATCCAGTCATTATCGGACATCGAGTTGACCGGATTGGAGAAGATGATGCGGTATCTTCGGTTGAGCCCCGACGTGAACTTGCGTTCCTTCGTCTTTGCCAGGTTGGACATGGACTGAAGCTTGTATGCCATGGCAATGCCTGAGCTGTTTCCGAAGTTCTCGTCATTGATGTTCGCAATCATGGACACCTGGTAGATCAGTCTCTCCATGCGGTTGAGTGCGTTCTCCTGCGTCGTGTCGGCATTGGGCTTCTCAAGGAATCCCACCTCCACAGGATTCTCTGACATGTCGCCCTCGAACGAGATGACGCGGTGGTCTCTCATGTCCCTGAGCATGTCGTCATTCAGTTTTGGGCCGAGAATCTTGAGGTATGCATCAGCAAAGGCATCGACATCGTTCAGCTTCTCGGAAAGCGCCTTGTTGTATCCCACGATAAGCGAGTACACGGACTCGAATACGGCTATGCGTGACTCGTTCTCCAGGAACTCCGTTGCAGGGATGTCACTGAAGCTATGAGGTCGGAATCCATCCTCGATGTAATGCAGGCCGCCATCATCTGTGAACGGCCATACTTCGGTTGGCGTAAGCACTTCGCCATGCATGATATTCTTCGAATCATAGTAGTACGTCACGAAGTATACCGGATGCTGCTCATATGTGTTGTCATACACCATGAAGCCCTCCGTAGGGTCAAGATAGACGATTGAGATCTCCCCTCTCTCGTCATTGGCGTACAGCTCATATCCCTTGCCATAGATCGAGCATATGCGGCTCAGCTCGGCGTTGTTGTCATCGATGTCGTTGTACGAGTCAAGCATGTCAAGGTAATCGGTGACTCTTGCATCATCCGACTGGACCTTGATTGGAATCCCGATGAAATACCCATTGAAGGTATCGACGAGATACTTTGCGAAGTTGACCGTCACGCGGTTGTCGGGCTTCCAGTCCTCCTTGTCCTTCCACATGAGGTTGGGATAGACGTTCATGTACGCATCCCTCAGTATCCTGTATCGGTTCGTGATCAGGTTCTTGTGCTTTGCAATCAGCTCCCCGAGCTTAGTCACTGTCATCTCCTCATCATCGGACATGCATATGAGCTCATCGGGAATGATGGCTGGTCTTACATTCTGCTGTGGCATTATAATCCACCTCCTACTTTGTTGTATCCGATGGCAGGCTTTCGCATGGTCTCTATCGAGTACCTCAGTGCTGCCATTGCATCGTCAAAAAAAGGAACTGGCTCGTCAAGGTACGTGTTCGTTCTCGTATCCTTCTGCCACTTCCATTGCTGAATTTCTTTATATACATTGATACAGTCCGGATGGATATGTATCTTGTGCTGCTTCAAATAGTCAATCTGTGCGTGCACCGAATTTTTCTCCTTGTTGACGCCCTTTGCCTTGTATCCGGCCTTCTTCCACATCTTGATGCGGTCAGGCTCGGCCGAGTCACACCACATGCGGATATTCCTGCGGAATCCTCGGCTGTCAGCGATGGCTATCAGCTCATCGGTATCCTTCTCGTATTCATACATCTCTCGACAGATATAGATTTCATCGTCCTTGAAACCGACCTCAAGAAGGCAGTCCGCATGGTTGAAGCCGAAGTCCTGGGCATTGACCATGTAGTCAAACCGCTCGGGGGAGATGTTGAAATCCTCAACTACATAGTTGTGAAGAATCAATCCGCCTGTTTCTCCCCATTCGCCCAATCCATAGATCCTATATCCTTCCGGGTCAACTTCCTTTCGTCGCTCCATGCGTCGGTAGTAGCCTTCATCGATGAAGCGGTTGCTCTTGTAAGTCGAGCTGTGCGTGAAGACATCAGGGTCCTTGCGGTCAAAGAACTGTGCCTTGATCCAGTGCGAAGCGCTCACCGGGTTGAACGTCAGCCGTATCTGGTAGAACTGTCCAGGTGGAAGCTCGCCACGCAGTCGGTCATCGATTATTTCGAAGTCAGACTGCATCAGTTCCGTCGCTTCCTCGATCCATACATCCGTCAGTTTCCCACGCTTGAACGTGATGGACTTCAGCTTTTCGCGCTGCTTGTCGTCATTCACTCCCCGGAAGATGATCTGGTTGTGATTTGCCCGGCACTCAAGAAGCATGTTGCTGGAGTTGATGTACCAGTAAAGCTTCCACTTCTCTCCGAACATGCGAAAAATAGCACCCTGCAGCTCAGCAAAGGTACTATCACGGTTTGTAACGTCTGACTTCCGCACGCAAAGGAGATTGCGTCCAGGGTCCTTCATGAGGCGCAGTATGTAGTGCTGTGCCGTATCCACGCTCTTTCCTGAGCCGGCGCTTCCCTTCATTACGATGTACCGGCATTTTGAGCTGTCAGCGTCACGGAAAGACCTATTCGCCTGAACCCTGATCTCCATAGTCCACCTCTATGTTCAGGTCCATGTCCACGTTGGAGTCTATCTTGTCCGTGAACATCGCAAACGACTTGCCAAGCATCTCCGAGGCCTTGATGCGGTCCTTCATGGAGACGCTTATCTCCGTCTCGACCTGGTGGCCTTCACCGTCATAGCGGAGCACGGTCTCCTTCTCGTCGCCTCTCATGACCCTCGTCCAGAACTCACGTATCTCCTTGGCATCGGCTGTCTTCTCATCGTCGATCTGCTTGAGCTTCTCTTCAATTGCTTCCCTGATATAAGGTTTTTTTAAGTTCTCGACACCAATGACGCCTGCCGTCTTCCTGGAGTATCCGGCACGGATGGCTGCCTGTGTCGCGTTAAGGTCAATGAGATACTCCTGTACGAACCTTTCTTGCTTTGCAGTCATCTTCATGCCATCACTTCCCTTCATCAGCAAACTTGCAAAAGAAAAAGGACCACTTCAGGTCCTTAGGGCATGATGTCATGTCCCTCTCTTTCTATTTCCACATTTACATAATACTATATAATTTTATTGCAAAGCAATGCATTGTTGTGCAGTCATTCACACAAATCAAGCAACATGTTTATTGCCTTCCTGTGATACGTGTGATAGATGCTTGAACTTGAGTATCCTATACGCTTTGAGTAGTCATCATGGTCAAAGTATCCGTACTCTGTAACATGATAGTCAATATACTTGTAATGTATGATCTTCCAGCATATCTCATCACTGTCCTTGAGGAGATTGACCACTCCTTCAATCTCCTTCATCTTTTCCTCCAGCTCATGCTTTCGTGACAGCCGCATGTTGTACTGTGCAATCTTGCTTGCATATCCGTTCATTCCTTCTTCAGACAATGAAGGGGAATGTATACCAATGTCCTTCTCAATGCACTCAAGCTCTTCCCTGTAGCTTTTGTACTGCTTGAGATAATCAACAAGCTCTCTTCTGCTATCAAAGTGCAATACAATCACCGCCCTCTATAATCGTCTTCTCTTGACGACGCTATTGCCAGTCCCAGCACGACAGCTCCCAGGAAAAGACCGATGAAAAATGCCAGCATGACCAGCATGACAGCAAAACCTATTTCAATCATTCTTGATCTCCTCGTCAATGTAAATCCCGCAGTACTGCTCAAGACTGTCGCCGAGCTCGTCAAGTATCTCTGACTGCTTTACTTTGCCATTTCGAACGTCATTCACAAGGTCTGCGATAACGTATTTCAGGTCATCGATGATCTCTCTCACGTGTTCATACATCTTCCTTCACCTCGCAATTCTTTAAAACATCTTGAATTGATGTAGGTTCTTCGTCTTCCCATTTGATAAAACATAATAACTCATCAAACGGCGAAAGATACTTGTATCTACTTCCAGAAACCCATCCATTCAAAACTTTTTTAGGTGTGCTATCATGTGCTATCAGATTATTATTTGGACTTCTTATAATGAATTTATAGCCTTCTTTTTCTAACCATTTCAACATCTCAAATTCAAATCTTGTTAGCTTTTTTGGCTGATGTTCTTTTGACCATTGCTCAACAAATTCAATCATTTTGAATACGTTCCAAGCAGTAATTCTACATTGTCCTTCGAGTGGGCATCGTGAACAAGGAACCCCGCGACA